CGCCGCCGCCTCTGACTCCCAGGTCCGTTCCTCCCCGCCGCCCGCGCGCAGGATCATGTTCGCGAACTCGCTCGTGCGCAGCCCCGCGCTCGCCGCGCGGTTGTTCAGCATCCGCTTCTGGGCGTCCGACGCGGGGCGCTCCGACGGTGCCGGCGGCTTCGCGGTCGGCTGCGAGCTCGCCGGGGCTGGCGCGATCTTGGGCGCACTCGCCGCGGCCCGGTCCGCGCTGCGCTGGTCGGTGCTCGCGTCGGCCTCGGGGTCGTCGCCTTGGGGGATCAGGAACTGCAGGCGCGCGAATGTCTTGATCGCGTTCGTGTACGCCTTCCCGAGCCCTTTGTCGGCGGGATCGTCGCCCTCGCCCGCCCACATGCACTCGTGGCGCTCGCCGGTCTCGCCGTCGATGAACGTGAAGCTGACGTGCGCGGTGGTGATGACGCTGGCCTTGCCCTTCGACGTCTGGTACTCGCGCTCCGACAGCGCCGTGAGCGACGGCATCAGCGCGACGCCGCGGGCACTGAGCGGCCCGCGGATCGCGGCGAGCACCGCCTCCGCGGTCGCGTACTTGTAGCCCTGGAACGTGTTCTCGCCGTTCTTGGCGACATAGCCGACGTCCGCCGTGACCTCCGCCAGCTTGGCGTAGAGGCCCCTGGGCTTCTCGACGGCGGCGAGCGGCGCATGGCCGTTGAGCTTGGCCGTGGGTGATGAGGTGGCGCTCATGTCCGCGCCTCGAACGGCGGGCTGACGACGACGCGGCAGCCGCCGATCGTGGTTTCCTTGTGGGTGTGCAGCGTTGCGCCGTCGTCGGTCGGCTCGCACCCCTTGCCATCGGCCTCGGTGCACCACCAGGAGCGCTCCTCCCAGCCGTCCTCGGCGGTGAGCGCGTCGTATGCGGGCCAATCCTGCGCGAAGCCGCTCGCCTGGATGTGCCGCACGCCTGCGGGGAACGTGACGGTGGTCGTGGCGGGCATCAGAAGTCCCGCCGATCCCCGGCGTCAGGGGTGTAGCCGGCCGGCATGAAGTCAGCCGCGGCGAGCTCGGCGCGCAGCTCTGCCAGCAGGGCCTGGTAGTCCTCTTGATGCTTGAGGATGTCGTCTGCGATCAGGTCCCACGCGAGCCGGGTGAGCCCGTCGCGGGACCTGGCGGTTGAGGTATCTTGCTGCGCACTCATAGGAGGGATTGCTCCTTTGGGTCATGGTGCGGGGGCGATTGGCGTCGTCGCCCGCACCGCTTTGTGTTCTCTACGTCAGTCTAGCGCATAGACCGCATACTGTCAAGCGGCTAGCGGGTGTGGTTCTTGATCTGGTGGATACGCTGCAGCGCGAGCCCGGTCCACAGCTTGAGCGTCCGGGGTGGCACGCCGGCGCCGAGCGCGTCGCGTATCAGCCGGTCGCGCTCCAAGGCCAGCCCTGCACGCTTCTCGTCGAGCCGCGCGATCTGGCGCGCGAGCGCCGTCAGCGACTCTCCCCAAGCGGCGTCCTGCCACTTCGGGTCTCCCTGAATGTCCGTCGTCTGCGTCGCCATGTTTCGTACTCTAGCAGCTTGACAAGCTAGGATCTAGCTGCTAGATTAGTTCCTATGAGCAAGCCAGCCACCCAGGAGCCCGCCATGACCGCCACCACTTCAACCCGCTGCGACCGCTGCCACGCCGACTGCCCCGAGCATCACGTCACGGTCCAGCGCGACGGCGAAGCGCTCTGCTACCGCTGCGTGGACGAGTTCAACGAGGCGATGCGCGCGGCCCGCAAGATCGAGCTGGCAGCCCGCCCCGCCTGCGAGTGCTGCAAGCGCGTCGGCACCTGGAACGTCTCGGGCGTGCGGCTCTGCGGCACCCACAAGAACCGCGTCCAGAAGGCGCGCAACCAGCAGACCGCAAGCTGGGGAATCCTCGGGCTGCTCGGCGCCCCGCCGCTCACGCGCGAACAGATCCTCGAACTCGCCCGCTAGCCCCCCACCACCTACACGGGAGACCCACGACCATGACCGCCATGCAACACCATGAGAAGATGCGCGAGCAGCTGGCGCGAGTGATGGCTTACACGATGATCGCCGCGAAGCTGCCGACGCCGCCTCGGATCGGTGCCGGCGAGCGATGAGCGCCCTGCTGCTGATCCCCGCGGCGGCTTGCAAGGCCAGCCCGGATCGCATGTCCACGCTCGGCTGGGTCGCCTTCTTCGCCGGGCTCGCGCTGATGATGCAAGTCGCCATCGCGCCCACCGCCTATTTCGTCTACCGCGATCGCAAGCGTGACCGCCTGCGCGACGGACAGCGCCGCGATCTGCGCACCGTCTATCGCGAGCCCCAATGAGCACCCATCAACCGGAGAGCGAGAAGCCATGCCTGACCACGATGAGATCATCCGCGCCGAGATCGACGCCTACCGCGCCGAGTCGCGCGCGTTCCGCGAGGAGTCAGCCGCCCGCCTTGACGCCTACCGCGCCGAGACGACGGCGTTCCGGGCGGAGTCCAAAGCGCAGTTTGAGCGGATCGACGCCCACATGGAACGCCAAGACCGCGACATCGCCACGATCATCGCGGAGCTGATGCGGCTCAGCGAGCGTGGCGGCGAGAACGGGGACGAGTAGTAACCATGCCTGACCACGATGAGATCATCCGCGCCGAGATCGACGACGCCTACCGCGCCGAGACCGCCGCGTTCAGAGCCGAGACGGCCGCCTACCGCGGTGAGACGGCGGCGCGCATCGACGCCTACCGCGCCGAGAGCCGCGCCCAGTTCGAGCGCTTGGAGACGTTGATCGAGCGGCTGATGGCGCGCTTTGACCGCCAGGAGTTGCGCTTTGACCGCCTCGACGCCGAGGTCGGCGCGATCGCGCGGCACCTGTTCGGGCAGGGCGGCGAGCCCTCGGCCGACTGACCCCTTAACGACGAACGCCCCCCGGCCTTTGTAAGGTCGGAGGGCGGGGTCGCCAAGGGAGAAGAGGTGCTGCCTGCTCATTCTTACACCCGGGCATGTCGGCCACAGGGCGAAGCGGGTACTGCTGAACGGCTCACTGCTGGTTATGGGCGCCTGGCGGCGCCGTGACACGGCACCATCACGGAGCTGCGAGCGAGCGGTTGCGGGCGGTCGCTGCCGCCTAGATCGTGGTGAACGGCTGCGGGATGACGATCGGGTCATCGCGCGAGCCCCAGGTGTTCCCCGGCCACGCTGGACGCAGCACACCGTCCTGGACGACGACGCGCAGCCCCGGATGGTCCGCTTGCTCGCGCGCGAGCGCGACGCTCAGCACGCGGATCGTCTCGTCACGCTCGGCGAGCTGCCGGCGGAGCGCCTCGATCTCGTCGCGAAGGCTCTGGGTCATCGACTGAGCCTACCGCCCTTCGCGGCAACGACCGGGCGGAACCGCTCGCCTAACCGCGCCCGGGACGGTGCCTCGTCAAGGTCCGCGCAAGCGGGCCCTTAACCCGAACCCTGCGCCTACCAGTCCTCATGGTGCAGGACCTCGCCTGCATGATCGCCGAGCAGCTCGCGGGCGCGCTCCACGGCCATGATCGCGAGCTCGGCGCGGCGCTTGCCTCGCTCGTCGTCCTCGTCGTGCTCGAGGTCATTGAGCAGCGCCAGGGCCTCCTCGAGCCCGCGGTCGAGGCTCACCATCGGCTAGGCGGCGGGCTTGGCCATCGGCTCCGAGGCGCTCACAGCAGGCGCGTCGGGTGCGGCCGGCGCAGCGCTCGCGGGCGGCAGCGGGGGCGGGGCAGTGGCGGTAGCGGTAGGCGGCGGGGGCGTGGCTTGGACGGCGCCGTGCGGGATCGGCGCGTCGGTGATCACCACGGGCGCCGAGCCGGGCACGGTGCTCGTTGCCCGCTGGTCGGTGATGACCACGCTGCCGGTCGATTGCTGCGGCCACTGCTCGACGGGTACTCTGCGGGTAGCGGCGCTGCTACTTTGCCCGAGCCCGGCGAACAGGGATGCGAGCGCTTGCGCGACGGCCTTGGGGACGTGCTCGTCGATCGAGGCCTCGACCTGCCCCTCGTGGGCTTTGAGCAGCGCTTCGACGTCGGCGAGCGCCGGGCCCGCGGTGGGGTTGCGCGCAACCACGGCTTGCAGCTTGGCCAGCTCGGCGCGGACCTTGGCGGCGTCGTCGGCGAGCTCGGTGTAGTGCGCGCGGCCGTGCAGCCATTTGAGCGCGGCCGCCGCGGCACTGGTCGCGCCGGCGACCTCGAGCGCGACGACGTCGGTCGGGTCCGGGTGAGGCAGGCCGGGGAAGTGCGTCCCCAGCCAGCCCAGCCCGACGGCTGAGGCGGCGCTGAACAGCGGGGTGGCGGTCGCCACGACCCGCTCAATTGACCATGTGGTCATCTGTGTTCTCCCTTGAAGCCCGCGGCGAATGGGGTGCCGATGATCGTGTGGATCCGGACGACGGTCTCGCGGGATACGGTAGGCATTGAGGAGCTTCTCTCTTTATGTTGGGTTGCGGCGGGGAAGGGCACCGGGGGCGTCGCGGCCGGCTGCGTGGTAGGCGTGCACGCTGAGCAGCAGCACGAGCTGCGTCGCCTGCTCGCTCGCCAGCACGTAGGGGCGGCCACCGACGCGCAGCTCCACGGCGCTCTCGCCGCCGGGGGTCTCGCCCGCGCCGACCTCGATCAGCGTCTTGTCGATCGCGTGGACGGCGACGCGCTCGCGCGAGCCCTCGGCGGCCGAGTCGTAGGTCTCGCGCGCCTGGCGCATCGCGGCCTCGTAGGCCTCACGCGGGGTGCCGGCGCTGCTTGGCGAAGGGTCGGGCATGTGGGGGGGGACAGGCGGGTGGCTAAACGAATCGTCAGCGCCCAAGCGGCGGGGAGTCGAGCTCGAGCCCGCGGATCCGCCACTGCCCGCCGCCGGGCCCTGACCACTTCACCACGCCCGGCAGCCCGCCGGCGGTCCACTCGCCATCTTTGAGAACGAGCGCGCCGTGGAAGCGAAGCGTGCCGCTCGAGCCCTCCGGGACCGAGACTTGCAGCTCGGCGCTCCACTGGTGCACGGCGGGCGGCACGGGCTCGGCGCCGGTGAAGAAATCAGCGCGCGCGACGTCGAGGTCGACGTCGCCGGTCGCGTACTGCTTGGCTGACGCCCAGCTCGGCACGGCGGCGATCCCGTCGTAGTCGGCGTCCCAGCGCTCGATCGAGTCGCCGTACTTCGCGAGCGCCGCGAGCAGCCCGAGGTTCAGCCAGCGGTCCTGGTTGGCGTACGGGACGATCGGGTGGACGCCGAGCGCGTGCTGTACGGCGACCCAGTTCTCCGTCTGCGCGACGGTCAGGTCGCCCGTCTCGGAGTCGCACGCGAAGATCCCATGGCCGGTCGCGCCGAGCGTCGTGATCGCAAACAGGCGGGCGTGGGGGCACCGCGCCGCCACGGCGTCACGGTTCTCGCACGGACCATCGCAGTAGAAAACCGCGTCGGTCGCATCAGGGTTGAGCACGCTGGCATCGACAGCGTCGCGGAAGTTGATCAGCAGCATGGAGGCTCCTTATGAGCGTCAGTAGTTCCTACGGTTCTCACCGCCGCGCGGAGGGGTGTCACTGTTGTCGTGCCCGTTGGCCGCGCGGCGGGAAGCTCGATTCGGGCGCTTGGCCGCTGGTGTGGTTTATAGGACGCCTACCGGCGTCTTCTGGCGGATCGCGCCCTCGAACCGCAGCGCCGTTCCTAGGCGGCGATCCCGCACACGGCGCGCCTGCGCGCCCCTGAACAGCAGTGCTGGCAGCGCCTCAAGTTCGGTCAGCGTCGTCCGATAGACCCGCTTGTAACCCGATGCACCGTATAACCCACCTAACAGGGAGGCCGTCCATGCGACGCCTAGCAGCACTCGCCGCACTCACCGCGGCCCTCGCCCTACCAGCAGCCGCACAAGCCAAGATCCCGACCGTAATCGCCAGCAGCGGCGGCGGCGCCGGTGTGGGGCAGCTGGCAACCGTCGAGGCGACCGTCGAGGCGGCGCCGACGGGCACCTGCCGGCGCGGCGAGACCAAGCTCCCGTGCCCGACGGTCGAGCGCGGCGCGCCGCTGAGGTTCACGCTGACCAGCGCTACTACGCCGCCGTGGACCGGCGTCGGAGAGCCGCTGGCGGGGCAGGACCAGCCGATCGTCAAGGCGATCGAGTCCTTCCGGCTGCCGGCCGGCAAGACGTGCATGATCGCCAGCTCCGCGTCGGGCACCTCGATCAAGTTCTTTGCGCCCAAGGCGGCCATCGGCGAGCAGCCGTGCCCGCTCAAGACGGTCACCGTCCGCATCCCCAGCGATATCGGCGGCGACTCGCTGAGCAGCTACGGCGTTGCAGTGAGGTTCGCCGGCTCCGCCAGGTACCTGCCATCGACGGGCGCCCTGGCGCTATTCAGCTTGTGAGCGTGGCCCTGGAGTCGTGCGCTCGGCGAGCGCTCCGCGCAGCGCCCTGACCTCGTCGAGGATCGCGATCGTGTCCGCCGCCTGCTTCTCGGCGCGCGCATCGGAGGCCTTCGCCAAGACGATCTGCCCGACCATGATGATCGACAGCAAGACGAGCTGCAGGAACTCCTCCGCAAGCCAGTTCGAGAACCCGATCCCGCCCTTGCGCATCGCCGCGGGGAACCCGGAGATCGCCAGGACCGCGAACAGGTACGCGCAGGCCATCGTCCCAACCCCGCGCGTCACGAGCACCGCGAGCTTGGCGTTGAAGCCCTCCACCTGCGCCATCTCGCGCTTGATCGCCGCCGGCGAGAACTTGACGGCGGCGGCGAGATAGTGGTGGTGGGTCCGCGCGCGCGGCGGGTAGTTCGCCGGGTCGGTCGGGTCGCGCCACTTCGGGAGCGGGGGCGTGGTGCTCATCAGGGAGGATGGCTCCTGGGGTTTGGTTTAGGGGCGCGCAAGCGCGCCGTGTGCGGGATCGCCGCCTCGGAGCGGGGTGAAGCGGGGACGGCGGGCGCTAGTCGCCCACGTTGCCTTTCAGGAGGTAGTTGACCGCCAGCATGCACGGTCCCGCCACCACCAGCTCGTCGCCCGGGGCTGAGAGCAGGGTGCCGGTCACTGCAAGGACGTCCCACGCGGTGAACTGGTGGCTGTTGTTGGCGTCCGCCGCGGAGTAGTTGCCGGTCCATAGCTGGATCGAGCTGGCGCCGTCGAGCGTGTAGGCACTGACGATCGCCACAGCGCTCTCCGATGTCCACGCAGCGTCGTCGAGGCAGTTGCCCCAGAACCCGATGGAGCCCCCGGCGTAGGAGCCTACCTGGGTCACGCAGGCGTTGTAGAGCAACCCGAGCCCGTGCGTCGGTGCCGTCGCCGGGACCGTGATCCCGTAGCCCGCCACCTGCTCGCCGTCGGGCATCAGCACGTTCATGCCCGCACCGGTGACCCAGTCCATCCACGCGGTCAGCATCGACGGCCCGCCGGCCGCGGGGGGCGCGAACCCCCACAGCCCCGTCTCCTGCGAGTACCCCGCGACGAGGTTCCCCCCATCGTCGACGAACGCGAAGCCGCCGTCGGTGAAGTTGGCAGGAAGGTCGGTCCCGGACGTTTGCGTGGCGGCGAGGTTCCCCATCACCACGACCGGGGTTGGCGGGTCGGCGTTGTTGAGGACCTGGATGCCGACGCCCGCGACCTGGTCGCCGTTGGGGCTCGGGCCCGTCGGCGGGTTCAGCGGGATGATCCCTGTCGTATGCCCGACCTGCGTCGGGTCGCTGGCCGTGCCGGGAATCGTCCCGGAGCTGCCGCCCTGCTGCTGCTGTGCGGTCGCGCGCGCCTGGTTGGCGGGGCGGGCGAGCGCCTGCACCTGGCGTGCCGCGCGGCCCGGGATGACGGGCGGCATCTACTTGTACCCGGGCGGCGAAGGTGAGCCCGGCGGCGGGTTCAAGGTCAGCTGCATGGTGCTCACTCCCTGGTCGGCGATCGTCACGTCGGCGCGCACGAGCCGCATGGTCGCGAGCGTCGACCAGGAAGGGAACGGCAGCGAACCGGCGTACTGCTCGCCCATCCGCTCGAACGGGTTGAAGATCCCGATGTCCTCGCCCATCGGCAGCTGCGTGATCCCCCACCCACCGGCCGCGAACACCGGGAGGGTGACGACGGGCGCGATCTGCGGGAACGAGTACAGGTCGCGGTCGCCCTCATACAGGCTCTGGAGGACCGCCGGGCTGAGCGTCGTCGGCGAGGTGCTCGTGTGGCAGATCGCCTGCTGGGTCAGCGGGTAGTTGGCCGCGAGCGCGCCGGGGTCGGTCTGCTTGGCGTTCGCCTTGACGCCGCTGGCGCCGGTCATCTCGACGAGCGTGGTCGCCTGCGCGGTCGCGTCCTCTGACCACTCCAGATCGAGCACCGTGGACAGGTCGAGCACCTTCATGCTGCCGACGTCGGCGCCGGCGACGTAGCCCTGCTCGAGCGCGGTCTCGCCGTACCGGGGCCACGCCACCCACGTCTGCGCCTGCGGGTTGCCGTTGGCGTCCGTCGCGAGCGCGGTGACGATGTCGACGCCTACGGACGTCGCGAACGTGTGGCCGCCGCCCATCCCGACGAACTGCTGTAGCAGCGCGTCGACGGTCTGCTGCTGAGACAGCGGCCCGGAAAACGTGACGTAGTTGGCGGCGAGGTAGTTCGTGACCCAATAGTCGGGGTCTGACTTCGCGCCGACGCCCTGCCCGTGGAACGGGACGCTCAGGTTCGGCAGGAACCCGCTTACGGCGGCGGCGTCGCGCAACAGCTGCCAGGCGATCATCGGCGTCGGCGCGCCCGCCACTGTGTGCGTCGCGGTCTTCGCCGCCCACGCATAGGTCTGGCTGGTGGCGCCGACGTAGGCTTGGAGGTATGCGGTGTAGTCGCGCGCCTGCAGCTGCTGGGTCCAGTAGCCGTAGAAGTCCGAGCCGGTGATCGTGACCGTCTGCGCCGCGAGGTTGTAGACGCGGTTCAGGATGCGGCCGCCGTAGACCCATTGCCCGTCGATCTGGATCCAGAAGAACGTTTTGCCGGGGTTCGTCGCCTCCTGCCAGTTGCTGGCCTGCACCTGGCGGTCCTCGATCGACAGCGTCGCTGAGAACGGGCCGGCCTGGTTGAAGCACATCGAGAACGTGACCCCGGTGAACGGGAGCTCGGCGATCGGGTAGGCGATCGGCTGCCCGTTCGCCTGCGGGTCCAGTGTCGTGAGCAGGTAGCGGACGTTGTCGGGCACGGCCCTTTCACCTCCCTGCGTGGTGTGGCTTCGGGTGTGGGTCAGGACCCGCTTGCGCGGGCCGTGTGCGGGATCGCCGCCTCGGAGCCCTCAGCTCACGATGCGAGGGCGCGATCCGCCAAAAGGCGCCGCTAGGCGCCCATAACCCGAAGCGCCTCACAGCATGTAAGCGTCTGACCACCACACGCCGAACTGCGCGGCGTCCAGTGACGCCTGGCTCGCGCCGAAGCTGAGGGTGGTCGCGCCAGGCGGCAGCGTCGGCCATGACGTGGTCGCCTGGTCGAGCACGTTGTACGCGTCCGAGACCGCGCCGCCCGAGCCGACCCCGCCGGTCCAGTAGGTGACGGTGTGCGGGGTGGAGAGGTCGATCACGACGGTGTCCCCGCCGGCGATGTTGGTCCCCGCGGCGAACGCGATCAGGATCGGGTTGGCGGCCGCGCCGAACTGGATGCTCGGGGCGCTGAGCGGCCCGTTGAGGATCAGCACCGGGCGGGTCTCGGTGTTGCCGGCGTTGGCGATCGTCAGCTGCGCCGCCGGGACCGACGCCGCCGCGGTGTATGCCGTCTGCGCCTGGCCATACAGCCGCGGGTCGGTCGCGTGGAAGCTGAGCGTCGGCGTCCACATCCCGGCGGAGGCGACGTTCGCGTCCCACTCGTCGGCGCGGGTGCGCGGGCGGCACATCGAACACAGCGCCGGCAGCCCAGGCAACTGAAACCAAAATGGGTTCTCGAGCGCGCCGCCGGCGGCGAGCGCGCCGCCGAGCGCGACCATCTGCGCGTAGATGTTGGCGGTGATCACCAGGTCAGCGCCCGGGTCACGGCCGGCCATCGCGTCGACGCCCGGGCTCTCGCCGGTGTCCCGCGGCCACGGCACGTCGTGGGAGCCGACCGTCGGCAGCCCCCCGAGCCCGTGGAACTTGAGCACGCCGATCGGGGTGCCGGCACCCATCAGGACGCCGTTGTAGCTGGCCTGCCAGCTCGCCAGTGCGGGTGCGGTGACGCCGCCGGGCATCGAGGCGTAGATGCTCGGCTTGCCGGGCGGTAGCGGCCAGGCCGGCACGTCAGCTCGTCTCTCCGTGGCGCAGGCTGATCATCGGCTTTCCTTTACAGGCAAGGGTTAGGGGCGCGCAAGCGCGCCGTGTCCCGGATCGCGGGCCGGATCGTGCCAAGCGGGATGCGCTCGAAGCACCGCGCCGGGACGGTGCCTTGTCACGGGTCGCGCAGCGGCCCCTAGACCCGAAAGCTTTTGACGCGAGATGCTTGCTAGTAAGCAGGAGCGGTCAGGTACGGACGCAGCCGCAGCCACATGTCGTTGACGATCTGCGCGTCGGTGCGTGAGCGCCCGTTGATGTTCAGGTTCTCGATCGTCAAGCCGCCGGCCTTCTGCTGCGTGCCGGCGCCCTGCCGGGCGGGGTAGAAGTCGCCCTGGTGCCCGGCGAGCAGCTGGCGCAGCTGGGAGAGCGGCAGGACCGCCTCGGGCTCCGAGCCCTCGCCGATCAGCGCCAATGTCGGCTTCGCGACGACGGCGCCCTCGGCGAGCCCGACCACACCCAAGGCCTTGCCGACAAGGCTGTGGCCGACCTCGAGCGCGATCTTGATCGCCTTGCCGATGATCGGGATGCTCTCGATCGCGTGCAGCACCACCTTGGGGAGCGCGATCAGCGCGTGCCCGATCCCCTCGACGAGCTTCTCGCCGAAGTGAAGCGCGGCGGTGAACACCGATGTGGCGGCATTCCAGACGGTGCTGGCGACGCCGGCGATCAGGTTGCCGACGTCGCCGGCGATGGCGCCGATCCCGTTGATGATCCCCGAGAGGATCTTCCCTCCGAAGCTCACCGCGGCATTGAACACGCCGCTGACCGCATCCGCGATCGTGCCCGCGATGCTGCCGATCAGGTTGCCGACAGCGTCCACGGCGCTGCCGACGGCCGACTTGATCCAGTCCCACGCGGCGGTGACGCCGTGCTCGATGTCGTGCCAGATCCCCTCGATGAAGCCGACGACGGCGCCGAGCACGCTCGAGATCACGCTCGCGACGGCGTGCACGGCGCCCGTCACGATCGACTCCACCGCGCCCCACACGTCCTTGAAGATGGCCTCGACGATCCCGAAGTGCTTGACGACCTCGACGACCGCGACGATCGCCGCGATCACCGCCAGGAACGGCCAGACGGCCGCGGCGATCGTCGCGACGATCGGCATCGACGCGATCGTCAGGATCGTGAACGCGCCGGCGACCGCGAGGATCGCGTCGTGGAACGGCCCGAGGAACTTCCACGCGGCGTCGAGGTCCTTGAACACCTCGACGACGACCGCCACCCCGACCTTGAGCGCCGGCAGCACGTCGTGCGCGCCCTTCTCGAGCAGCGGGATCAGGTGCATCCCGAGCTTCGTGATGATCGCGTCCATCATCGCCTTGAACTGGTCCCACTGAAACGCGAGGTCCTTCTGGGCCTTTGAGAACCCCTGCACCGACCTGGCGGAGCCATCGAGCACCTTGCCGATGCTCTTGGAGTTCTCGTTGAACGTGGCGGCGTTCTTGCCGGTCAGCATCAGCGCCGTGCTGTAGCCGGTGGCGCCGCCGGTGATCGCTGAGAACGCCTGCGTGGCGGCGACGCTGCCGGCGGGGAGCTTCTTGCCGATCATGTCCTGCACGTATGCCAGCGCCGCGCCGAGGCCCTGCTTGGACATGATGTCCTTGAGTCCCTGCGCCTTGATCCCGACGCTGTCCATCGCCTTCTGGGCGGCGGCGCCGGGGTCCCCGAAGCTGCGCAGCAGGAATGCGAGGTCGGTGCCGGCGCGCCGCGCCTTCATGCCCGCCAGGGTCATCGTCGACATCGCGCCGGTGACGTTCTGGAAGCTGACGCCCATCGAGGAGGCGACCGGCATCACCGAGGCCATCGCGGTCGAGAGGTCCCCGAGGTGCGTCTTGCCGAGCGCGACCGTCTCGATCAGCGCGCTGGTCACGGCGTTGGCGCGGCCGGCGGGGATCGCGTAGTCGTGCATCGCGGTTGTGAGCACGTTGGCGACGTCGGACATCTGCGCGTTGCCGGTCGCGGCGCCCTCCGCGGCCGATTTGAGCACCGTGAGGCCCGCGGCGCCGTGGTAGCCGGCGGACTCGATCAGGTACAGGCCCTTCGCGAGCTCGGCGGGTGTCTGCCCGACCTTGGCGGCCATTGCCAGGACGCCGTTGCCGACCGCGGCGATGTTCTTCTCGCTCTCGCCGGCGCCGGTGACGAGCTGCGTCATCGCCTGCTGGAACTGCGAGCCCATCTTCACGCCCTCATAGCCCGCGGCGGCGAGGCCGACGGCGACGGCCGCGAGGCCGCCCTTCTCGAGGCTGGACATGCTGCCGCCCGCCTCCTGCACTGCCTCGCCGACCCCACCGAGCTTGGTTTTCAGGCCGCCGATCGAGCCGCCGAGATCGCTGAAAGCGCTGCCCGCGGCGCTGGCAAAGCGCTTGAAGTGCCCGCCGGACTTCTCGGCGTCCTTGCCGGCGTCCTCCATCGCGCCCCCTGCCACCGCAGCCTTGTTGTGGACGTCCGCCGCAAAGTCATCGAACACGCCGCTGCCGACAGCGCCAGAGTTCGCGACATCCGCCGCGAAGCTGGCGAAATCGCTCTTGGTGCCCTCAGTGGCGTCGTGGACGCGGTCCTTGGCGTCATCCATCGCCGCGCCGGTGGCGGCGGCCGAGTCGGTCGCGGCAGCGGACAGGTCCGCCATGTCCGCCTTCGCCTTCTCGACGCCCTCGGCGAAGCCGGCCGAGCGGCTGATGATGTCGACGACGATCGGCGGGATGAAGTCGGCCATCGCTCAAGTTCCCTTCCCGTCGTCCGATAGACCCGCTTGTAACCCGATGCACCATATAACCCACCAAACGGAAGGCCGTCCTATGCGACGCCTGGCAGGACTCGCCGCGCTCGCCGCGGCAACCGCGATCGCAGGCTGCGGCTCGAGCGCGCCCGCGACCGTCACGCAGAGCGCCGCCGCGCCCGCGACCGCGACTCAGACCGCGGCCGCCGCGCCGGCGGCTCAGGCGACCAGCAAGGCGCAAGCGGCAAAGGAGTACCTGGCCGCAATCGCTCCGTTCAAGGCAGCCGACAAGACAGCCGACGCGCAATTGAAGGCCGAGCCGGACTCCGCGCCTGCCGCGACCTTCGCGAAGATCACGGCGCCGGTAGCGCAGGCGCTCACCAACACGCACTCGAGCTTGCTCGCGATCGCCCGCGCATACCCTCCGGCGGCGAGCGACATCAAGGGGCTCGTGACCGCGTCGGCGCCGCTGATCGCCGACATGGACAACCTCGGGACCCAGACTGGTTTCAGCGCGACGTCCTGGGAGCAGCAGACCATCTCCGATGGGACCGCGATGACGGCTGCGGCTGCGATCGTGCGCTCCGATCTCGGGCTGCCGGCCACGACCGCCTAGCCGCGGATCGCCTTGCGCCACTCCGAGACCGCCAGCGCCTGCACCAGCGGCCGGGACTCCCTGACGGCGGGTGCGATGAACGGCCGCGGGCGCAACGGGAACACCCGCCCCAGCGAGTCGGGGCCGGTGAACCCGAGCTCGAACCTACGCGCATAGATGATCCCGGCGCCGACCCTGGTGCCGAAGGCGCCCTCGCCGCGGGGCGCCGGCCCCTCGGTGTGCACGCTGCGGCGCATCGTCCCGGACACGACGCCGTAGCCGGTGTGCAGCTTGCCCATCGCGCGGCGCTGGACGATCTGCGCGCCGCGCTTTGAGATCACCGCGCCGGCGAGCTCGACGCGCGCGACGATCTCATCCAGGGCGAGCTTGGTGGCGCGATCATCGACGGGCACTGGTCATCCTCCGCTTCCACTTCGCCTCGTCCTCGCGCTCCTGCACCTCGCGGTGGGTGCGGTCGACGGCCAGCAGCCAGTCGACGGTCTCGGCGGGCTCCTCGAGGTACTGCTCGTGGGTCAGGCCGCCATAGCGGGCTCTGTAGGTGTGCTCGCGCCAGCGCTCGGCGGCGCGGCGGTCGACGTGGACGCCTGAATATCCCTCGAGGGCTCGTCTGAGCCCTGCGAGGGCACGGTAGGGCTGGCATTGAACCCGGGTGAGCGCGGGTCCCCGGGCTCGAAGCTCGTCTCCCCGGTCACGATCCCGGCGCCGATCGATCGGACCGCTTCTGAAAGCTGCTCGTAGCGCTCGGCGGGCAGCTCCAGCACGTCCTCGAGCGTGGCGGGCAGCGGCTCGGGGAAGCTCCAGCTTGCGAGCAGCGCGACGATCGCGGCGTTCTGCAGCTGCAGCAGCGACTGCATCTCCACGTAGCTCAGGCCGGCCTTGTCCAGCTGCTCCCAGTCGATCTCTCCCGGCTTGCCCGGCGCCTTGGGGATCTTGGCGATCGCCGGCGCGGCGACCACGGATGCGGCCTCGATCATCTGGCGCTGGCGGACCTTCACGTCCGATCGTTCTCGCAGCGTGGCGCTGCCGCCCTCGAGCTCTACGGTCTTCATGCTGACCTCCTGGTTACTGCTTTGGTTTAGGGGCGCGCAAGCGCGCCGTGTCCCGGATCGCGGGCCGGATCGGGTGCAGCGGGATGCGCTCGAACAGCGGCGCCGGGACTGTGCCGTGTCACGGTCGCGAAGCGGCCCTTAATACGTGGCAACCACGGCGTTCCCGACCGTCACCACGCACGGCGAGACGCCCCCGCCGGCGGCGAGCGCATCTGTGGCTGTGGGCAGCAGCTGCAGCTCGAGCGGCACCTCCAGCCATTCCTTGGAGCGGTCCAAGCTCCCGCTCGTGATCTTCGCCTTGGAGGAGTGCAGGTTGATCGCCCACCCGTTCTGGATGTCGTACACGGTCAAATCGACGGTCTCGGTCGCGCCCGACTCAAACGCCGTGAGCCACGTCTGGCCCATGTCCTCGAGTACCGTGAACTTCGCGGTGGCGGCCAGCACCGAGGCGAAGTACTGCCAGTACTGCTGGGTCCCCGTGATCGCGGGGATCGGCTTGACGCCGCGCTTGAGGTCCCACTCCCAGCTGACGACGTAGGCGATCGCGGCGCCGCCGATCAGCAGCTGCGCGGTCCACCCGGGCGGTGACTCCGCGGTCGTGTAGGACGCGACGGGGTTGGCGCCGGGCGTGGTGGCGGGGTTCGCGAACCACGTCAGCGCCGCCTTCGGGAGCGCCTCCGGGGAGCCTTGCAGGTTGATGCCGTCGAGCTGCGCGGCGGTCAGCTGGCGCCAGTTGGTCTCTCCCCCGTAGTCGCTGATCGTGAACGAGGGCGGCTGGTTGCCGGTGCTCGGGCTGTTGTTCAGCAGGCTGAAGGCGTGCTTGGTCAGCCCGGTCACCGACGCGCCGGACGCTTGGGCGTAGATCAGCGGGAACGCGAGCGTGACCGTGTACGGGCCCGCGCCGGTGACGAGCGTGGTCTGGTGGGTCTCGATCGTGCCCGGGCTTCCGGAGGCGATCGTGACCAGCGACCCCGGCGGGATCGTGGCGGTCGTCGAGATCGTTGTGGCGCCCGCGGCCGCCGGGGCGGTCAGGGCGGTCGAGGCGGGCGCGACGGTGACCGTGTCGGGCGCGCCGAGCACCCCCTGCACCAGCAGCGGGAAGGAGTCCAGGTAGAGGTGCTGGTCCCAGCCGTGCGCGTCGTACCTGAGGCCGGGGATCTCGTCGTAGATCCCGACCATGCTGCCTTGCAGGGATTCGTCGGGCAGGTACTGGCGGTTGGGCTTATACGCCGGCGAGGAGACCGGCAGGAAGTAGGTCGGCGGGACGGGTGTCCCGCGAATGGTTTCCTTGGCGATCCCGATCGTCGTTTCCGGCGTGGGGATGGCGGAGAACGCTCCGATCGGCATCGTCTTCACTCCTTCTCGAAACTGCTTTGGTTTATGGGCGCCTGGCGGCGCCGTGACAAGGCACAATCACGGGTGGCAGATGGCAGGCGCCGGACCCGACTTGACGGAGCTGCGCCAAGCGCGCGACGCGCTGACGCTCGCCGCCCGGGCGCTTGACGGCGCGCCGCTCCCGGTGCTCGAGCGGCTGGCGGCGCTGCGGCTGTGGGTGGCTAACGCGCTGCAGGTCGCCAGGGTGACGGAGCCTGCCGAGACTGACTCTCACGCTCGGGTGTAGCCTTACCCGCCAACCGATGTCTGCCTAGTGAAAGGACGTAACCGTGGCGACGCAGACAGTCCCCGTGGTGCAGTACCCGCAGTTCTCCCAGATCGCGCAGGCCGCCGCCGACGGGCGCGCGCAGCTGCTGGCGCATGTCGACGGCGAGATCGCCGGGCTCAAGGAGACCTACAAGACCGAGCTGGCGATGCTGACCGAGACGCGCCGCGCGCTGATCGGCTCGAGCGGCGGCAATGGCGGCGGCGGCTCGGGCGGCACGGTGACCGCGATGAAGCCGACCAACGGCGAGCGGACCGCCAGCCGCAAGCGCACGCGCCCGAGTGCCACCAAGTACCCGACCACAGCCGCCAAGCCCACAACCGGCGCGCCGTCAGCGGATGCGGTGCTCGAAGCCGTCCGCGCCGGCATCGGGGACCAGTCCCCCGCGCTCGCCAGGGCGCTCGGCTCAACGTCGGAGACGATCCTGCGGCGCTTCAAGGAGCTCGAGGCGAAGGGGCTGCTGGTCCGCAAGGGCGAGCGCGCCAACACCAGGTGGGTGATCGCGGAGCCCGCCGCTGCCGTCGGCTGAGCCGATGGCGCCCCGCGAGGTGTTCGCGCGGTTTGTCGCCGCGATCCTGGCGCTGATGGCGCAGGATCCCGGCGTTGAGCGAGACGTGCAGCGCGATCCCGGCCTTGCCGGCTGGGACCCCTGGCCTCACTCAGGCGGGAGGCGCTGAGGCTGGGGCTCAGGTTCAGGGGGTCGGTTGGCGCCTGCCCGTTGACGTGTCACGGTCGGCGCAGCCGGCCCTTAGCCCTTGCACGATCGAGGCGCGACGCGTCCCGTGGTGATGACGCTTGGATCCGAGCGGGACGCCTCCCCGGCGGCCGCGCGGGCCCCGTTCCGCGTCGACGGGATCCCGGCGGGACGGATGTGCACCTGGTGCGCGGGACCGATCCGTCCCGGCTGCAGGCGGGACGCGATCTATTGCGGCGTCGTCTGCCGCAAGCGAGCGTGGCGGTTCGCTCAAGCCGTCTCGTCCTCCAGGAGGCCAGGCCTGCGGGACGCGTCCCGCGCAGCTGCCGAGCCGTCCCGCCGAGATCTCGCGGGATCCCTGGGACGTTTCGCCTACGCCGACCCTCCCTACCCTGGCAAATCGGGCTACTACGTCGAGCGCCAGGAGGTGGACCACGCCGAGCTCATCGAGCGGCTGATCGCCGGCTGGCCGGACGGCTGGGCGCTCTCGACGTCGGCCGAGTCCGTCCCACAGGTCCTGCGGATGTGTCCCGCCGGGATCCGCGTCTGCGTGTGGCGCAGGCAGGTCCGCCCGACGCGCAGCCGACGGCCGCTCAGCGCCTGGGAGCCGCTGCTCGTCTACGGCGGGCGGGAACTGAGCACCGACCGCCCGCAGGAGGTCATCGACCACCTGGACTACCGCGGTCGCTATGACAGCTACCCGGGCGCGCTGGTCGGCATGAAGCCGCCCGAGTTCGCGGTCTGGATGTTCTCGATGCTGGGCGCGACGGCAGGCGACACGCTCGACGACCTCTACCCGGGCTCGGGCGCGATCGGGCGCGCATGGGAGCTCTACACATCCCGCGGGCCCGACGTCGGCCGGGACGCGTCCCGCTGAGCAGCTGCCGGGATCCACGGGACGACCAACGGGACGCGTGCCTGGCGATCGCCGCGGGACGCGTCCCAACTCACCGTGGTGACACGGGACGGTTGCCGTTGACTTGTCACGGTCGGCGTAGCCGGCCCTTAGCCCTTGGCGTCGGCGTCCAGCTCGGCCTGGGCGGCGGCGATCTCGGCGTGCAGCGCCTGCTCGCGCGCGGCATGCTCGTCGACGGGCTCGGCGGCGGGGACGGGGGGCTTCTCCTCCCGCTCGGGCGCAGAATCGGAAGTGCTGACCGTGAACGGAACGCTGCCCAGCGGCTGTGTGCCCGGATCGTCGATGCGGTCCAGGTACGGGTCATCGACCTCGCCCGCCAGCTCGCCCTCTTGGCCCGCTGCCAGCTCGAGCGTGCGGCCGGTGGCCTGGTCGGTCAGCGTCGGCCAGACGCGGCGCTCGCCGGTGTTGCGGTATCTCGGCATGACGGTCTCCCAGCTTTGGGTTAAGGGCGCCTAGCGGCGCCGTGTGGCGGATCGCGCCCTCGCAGCGTGGTCAGCGGGCCGAACGGCTAAGGGACGAGCGGAGCGGCAGCCTGAGACGCCGAGCGGCGCTCGCCGCGGAAAGTGGTCTCGGCGTGCTCGGCGCTATTCAGCTCGCGAACGCCGTAGGGATCCCAGCCGGGGCCGTGATTCGGTGCGAACGGCTGCAAGCCAGCGACCCGGAAGTATTCGCAGCACTCGTGGGTCTCGACCTCGATCAAGCGATCAAGCAGCCACCGGGCCCACGACTGGCGGTTGTAGGCGGCTGGCGGCACGGGAAAGTAGTGCGCGACCCGGTAGGTCTCGCCCCGGTCGACGTGGTGGGTGTCATAACCGAGGGAGACGACCGTGAACGTGAGGCCCTCGGATCCCTGGCCGCGGTCCTCGTGCTGGAGTGAGAAGCGCCAGCCCGGCCGGTAGGAAAGCTGGGCGACGAGCACCTCCAGATCACCGGGCCAGGGCGCGGCCTGCGTATTCTGCTCGCGCTCGTCAGCCACAGACGGGATTGTGCCTTGTCACGGTCGCGAAGCGGCCCATAACCCAAGCCCATGATCCATGGCTCACCTCGGCACGTTCCCGGCGGCCCACTCCCATACCTCGAAGCGGATCACGCCGGGGATCTGCACGACCGTCCCGTCCGCGTCGGTGTACGGCGCCGCGTGCTCGTGATGGATCCCGGCTGTGTACTCGCCCGCCGACCACACCAGCCCGCCCATTGTCGCGTCGGCGCGGATCAGGACCACGATCGCGTCGACGATCCCGTCGTAGTCGCTCTGCGCCCGGATCCCGTCGCCGGCCATCGACGCGAACCACAGCTCGAGCGCGACCTGGTGGATGCGGGTGTCGTTGACCGCGCCGCGCCCGGTGTCGGCGCGCCGGGACCTCTCATCCGAGGGGATGTTGACGACCAGCACCGCGCTCGAGCCGCCCTGCGTGAGCGCGACCGCCTCGCCGATCATCGTCTGCTCGTAGGCGCTCTCGGACAGGACCACCGGCCGCGCCGGGTACACCGTCCCGACGAACGGCAGCGCGGCGTTGGTCAGGTAGGCGGCGACTGCGCTGCGGACCGCTACACGCCCCATCAGCAAGCCTTCTTAGCCTTCTTACGCGCCGCCGCCTTCGCTTTGACGGTCGCCTTGGCGTGCGCCTTGGTCGTGGTCTTGGCGTGCGCGCTCGCGGCCTTCGACGCTTTCGCGTGCGCCGCCTTGACCTTCGCTGTGGCCGCGCGCGTCTTATGGACGCCGCCGACCTTCGCCGCGTGCGCCTTCTCGGCCTTCGCTACCACGGTCTTCGCCTTGGCGGCCGAGGTGGCGTGGCAGACCAATGCGGACTTGTGCTGCTTGCGGACGGCGCTCGCGCGGCGGACTGTGGCAAGGCTGGTCACGGCGTCTCCCTTCAACGACTTGGCTTATGGGGCGCTACCGCGCCCGTGACAAGGCACAGTCCCCGCCCCGCCGCCCGCTGGTCGGCTGTTGCTGCGCACCTGGCGGTCAAGCCTACAACTGCCTAAAGCACCGGGATTGTGCAGTGTCACGGCGCGTAGCGCCCATAAACCAAAGCAGTTCAGCTTGCCCGGTACACCGTCGTGAACGGCTTCAGCAGGTCCACAGCTACTTCGTAGTCCTCCAAGCCCCCGGACGAGATCAGAGCGGTCTTGGTCGCTGCCTGCCCCGCGGAGGGCATCACCGCCGCCCGCGTGCCGCGGAGCTTGATCAGGCACGACGCGAGCGAGATCGTCGCCTGCTCGACCCCGTGCGGCAGCGCGGTCACGTACACGAAGTCCGGGAAGACGGGGACCTTGTGCGGGAACTGCAAAGGCGAGCCGAGGCTGAGCACATCCCCCGCGACAGACTGCACGACCGCGACCTCGACGCCGCCGAGCGCGTCACGGACCGTCAGCTGCGTTCCGGGGTACACGCCGTAGGGCTCGGGCTGACCGGGGACGCTGCCCGCCACCGTCAGCGACTCCGCGCCCGCGATGCTCGGGGCGGCGAGCACCATGTGCGGGTAGCCGGCGATGTAGGACCACACCGCGTACTGGCGCCAGCCGCGCGAGCTGCCCCATCCGACCGGCACCGGCGACGGTCCGCCGCTCGGGATCGGCGCGGGGCCGTTCAGGGCGATGATCGACGTCTCGATGCTGATCCGCTGCGCCGCGACGTCGCCGATGTCCGTCAGGGCCTGCGGCCCGGCGCCGAGCGCCAGGCCGGTGACCGCCAGGATCGGCTTGCAGTTGCAGATCAGCGCCAGGCGCCCGTGCTTGGGGGTGACCCACCCCGACTGGATCGTGGGGGACGCGGCGAGGGTGCCGTCGGGGCCGTGGAAGCAGATCAGGTCAACCCAGTCAGACGCTCGCAGGAGGACGTTGTAGAGCTCGCTCGCCTGCTGGCCGGCGCTGCCGCCCGGCACGAGGTTCTTCAGCGCCAGCGCGGTCGGGGCGGCCGCCAGCTCAGACGGGCTGATGTACGGCTGGCGGCGGCTGAGCGTGGTCGCCGAGGGCGCGACGATCGGGGTGTCAAACGGCGCGGGCGCGAACGGGGTGACGCTCACTCGATCCTCCCTGCATTGCGATCGGATGGTCTCGGTGCCCGCCGGGGGCGACCCAAACGAAAGCCCGGCGCACTGACCGGGCTCTCGCCGTGCTGCTAATTCTGGCGCCACGAAGCCTACCGTCACGAGGGCGCGATCCGCCGCACGGTCGCGCTTGCGCGGCCCTGATCAGTAGCCGCCTAGAACGTCTGCTCCGCTACCAGGAACAGCCCGTCCGCCGACGCCTGCGCCGCGCCGGTCCCGGTCGCCCGCCAGCGCCACTTACCCGCGATCGTCGGTGAGACCAGGGCGGTGAAAGCACCCACCGACGGGTTCTCCACGGCCGGCGTCGTCTCGTTCAAAGCGGGGTCGCAGACGGTGATCAGCACGGCGCTCGGGTCGATCGGCGCGCCCTCCGGCACGGTCTGAAAGCTCGCGGTCAGCTGCACGAGATCGCCGATGCTGTACGTGTTGGGATTGGCGTTAGGCATCGGAGAGGGCCACCTGGTAGAGCGCCGCATCGCTGAGGGTCACGGTCGCGAGCACGGTCGGGACCCACACGGTCACGGCGCCGGCGGCGGTGCTCGTGGCGGCGCACGGCGCCAGGCCGAGCGGCCCCGGCACGGTCAAAGCCGCGAGCGTGCCGGACGCGCCCACGGCGGCGGTGAGAGACAGCACGACGGCCACGGCCGCGAGGCTCGCGGTGCTGCTCGACAGAGCGGACGCGGGCGCGGGCGCGATGCCGGCGGCTGCCGTGATGCTCGCGGCGGCCGTGCTCGTGCTGGCGGCTGCGCTCGGGCTCAGCGACGCCGCGGCGGTGAGGAGGGTGCAGGCGGCCCCGCTCGCACCGCCGGATCCGGCCGGCGTGAGCGTCGCCGGCACGGCGACGGTCGCCGAGGTCCCGCTCCCGGCGCCGGCCGTGGCCGGGGTGAGCGTCGTCGCCGCGCTCACGGCGCCCTGTGCGGCGCTGAGAGCACCGGCGGGCGCCGGGGTGATCATCGTGATGCCCGGAGCGCTCACGGTGCCGCCGGCGGCGCTGACGCTGCTCGCGGCGGCGGGGGTGAGCGTGGCGGTTACGGTGATGCTCGCGGCCGCGGTGCTCGTGCTCGTGGCGGCGCTCGGGCTCAGCGAGACGGCCGCGGTGATGCTCGACGTCGCGCTGCTCGCGCCGGCGGATGCGCCCGGCGTGAGCGCCGCGGCTGCGGCGAGCGCACCGGTCGCTGTGCTCGCTCCGGCGGCGGCCTGCGGCGTGAGCGTGGTTGACGCTGTGACGGTCCCCTGCGTGCCGCTGGAGGCGCCGGCGGGGGCAGGGGTGATGCTCGCGGCGCCCGCCGCGGTGACGGTCGCGCTGTCGGCGCTCAGGCTGCTCGCGGCGGCGGGGGCGAGCGTCGCGGTAGCGGTCATGGTCGCGGCGGCGCTCGCGCTCGACGCGGACGCTGCAGGCTGGATGGCTGACGCGGCCGCCAGCGACGAGCTCGCGACGCCGGCGGACTGCGCCGGCGCCGGCGCCAGCCCTGCCATGGCGCTGAGCGTCCCGGTCGCGGTCGACGCGGACGCGGCCGCGCTCGGTGCCAGCAACGCCGGTGCGCTGATCGACGTGCCGGCGGCGCTCACCGATCCGCTGAGCGCAGGGGCGATCGCCGTGGCGGCGGTGAGCAGGCCGGCCGTCGTGCTCGCAGCCGCGCACGGCGCCGGCACCACCCGGGTCCAGGCGGTGGCGGCGGCGCTCGCGCTACTGGCGGCTGCGCATGGCGCCGGGACGATCAGCGCGGGCGTCGGCTGCAGGCCGGCGAAGCACGTGCCGGCGAGCTCGGAGCCGGCGAAGCCCGGCACGCTAGATCACCTCAGCGCTCAAGTCGGGGCGATCGGCGTGTAGCCCGCGGCGTAGCTCGCGCCTGAGGCCACCTGCGCCTGCGAGGTCTCGTAGCTCTTGACGAACGCCGTGATGTAGGCGACCAGCGCCTGCTTGGGCTGCGAGATCCCGGCTGCGGTCAGGGCGGCCTGGAGCCTCGGCAGGTCCGCGTCGGCGATCGTCAGAGTCACGCTTGTTGGCATTTCATTCCTTCCTAATGGGCGTTGCTTATGACCAAGAGCATCAGCCGAACGCGATCCAGCTCACGCCCGCGGTGATCGCAGCGCTCGACGAGACATAAAGGTTCGTTGCATCCGAACCAGCGGTCTGCTGCACCTGAACTATTGATGTTCCGTTGATCGACTGCACGATCGCGCCGATCGGTGCCTTCCCGAGTCCGTGCGCGATCGGGAGGTTTTGCCCCATCACGCCGTTGAGGGCGAGAATCGCTTGGCCGCAGTTGAACACCAGTTGCTTTGTGGAGGGAAGCGCCAGCCACGGCGCCGCTCCCTGCGGCGCCCCCGCGACCACGTACCAGACGGTGCCGAGGTAGCGCAGGTCGACGTTGGTGCCGTTGCCCAGCGTCAGCGTCGTCAGCCCGCCGGTGCCGTAGGAGAAGATGTGATCCGAGCCGCCCGCGTTGACCGTGACCGTGCCGCCGGCGGCGACGACCTGCACGCGCGCGCCCTGCACGGGTGCGCTCGGGAGCGCGACCGCCAGCGCCGCCGTGCAGAACACGGGCTGCCCGGGAACGGCGGTCACGGCGACCGCCGTGGAGACCGGGACCGCGAGCTGGCTCTCGATGTCGGTGAACGTCTTGGCCGTCGGCCCCTCGAAGATCTGGTCGCCCACCACGATCGAGCGGTTGATGCCGCCCGGGTCGCCGGCCTGCGGGCCGCGGGCGATCGTCAGCGTGTCGTAGCCCGTCGGCGCGTTGACCGCGATCGCGGTGACGCGGGCGATCTCGGCGTTCGCGTTGCTCGGCGCCGTCCCGGCCGGGCACACCGTCACGTTGAACGGCGGCGCCGACCACGGCACGCTCCCCGTCGCAACGGCGAGCGTCGTCCCCGTGGTCGCCGGGCTCGGCGCCGTCGCTACCGCGCCCGCCGCGAAGTTCGCATGGCTGTCGGGCATTACGCCCTCAGAGCAGGGTTATGCTGATCGCGCCCGCACCCACCGCCGGCGGCGTCTGGGTCGAACTGATGACGGTCGAGGTGACGGACCCCCACGCGATCACATTCCCCGCTGCCGTGGCCTGGTCGCACAGGAACCAGCCGATGATCGTGCTGGTCAAGGCGGTGCAGCCGGTCATGTTGAACGCGGCGTTGTTCGTGATCCCCGACGCCACCCCGGCGGCGCCCGGCACCGGCGCGTTCCACGCCGCGGCCGGCATCGCGTAGCGCGTGGTGTAGCCGGTGTAGGTCGGCTCGATCACGTTCGTCGCCGTCGTCGTCGACGGGATCGCCCCGACCGTGGTGTGCGCCGAGTCCGACAAAGTGGTGATCTGCAGCCCGAAGTAGGTGGTCGCGAGGTTCGCCCAGGCGGCGTTGTCCTGGCTCGTGAGGTGCGAGAGGATCTTCGGGGAGCCCTGCGTCGCGTTCGCGGTGAAGCTCCCCGAGCCCCCGGCGATGCCCGCGGGCAGCTTGCCGGTACGGTCGCGGGTGCGCTTGCACCAGTCGACCAGCTCCCAGTCGACGACGGGTGCGAACACGTCGCGGCCGGCGGCGGTGAAGAACCCGCGCTTGAGGTCAAGCGTCGGGATGATCAGATCGGTGTGCATCACGCCTCCCAGGCGGTAGCGGCGCCACTGTGGGCGGTGTGGGTGTCGATGCTCGCCGGCCCCGGGTTCCCCGGGTCGAACGGCGCTACGGCCAGCAGCTCGTGGCCCGCGGGCGTCTGGCGGTAGGCGCCGGCGGCGCTCGCCTCGGCGTACCCGTGCTCGACCGCCCAGGCGAGGATCGTTGAGAGCACCTCGGTCGGTGTCGGTGCGCTCTCGCCTTCGGCCACGCGCTGGTGGATCAGCGAGTAGTCGCCCGCCATCCGCGTCGTCGCGAGCGCTTGCAGGCTCCAGCCGTAGGCGCTCTCGGGTGTTGAGAGGTGCGCGAGCACGCGGCGGTGCGCGTCTGACTCGAGCACCCCTGCGGGGTCAGGGATAAGGGTCACTGTGTCACTCCTTGGATGTGTTGCAGGTAACGCTTTGGGTTAGGGGCGCGCAAGCGCGCCGTGTCCCGGATCGCGGGCCGGATCGGGTGCAGCGGGATGCGCTCGAACAGCGGCGCCGGGACTGTGCCGTGTCACGGTCGCGAAGCGGCCCTTAACCACAGCAGTTACCCTGTTGACTTACTCGCCCTGCTCACGCCTCTGCTTGGCGGCACGCTTCTCATCGAGCCACGTGACCCTACCCGCCGGACCCTCACGCCTTGCCAGCGCGTTACGCTCGGCCACCACTGCCAACGGGCACTGACGTGAGTGGAACGCGGCGGCCCGCAGCGTGATCGTTGCTTGGGGACCTTGGGGGGTCGGGACGGTTTCCTCGCCGAGCATGAAGTACGTGACCTGCTCTGAGCGGATCCGCTCCCCGCACGGGCACACGAGCCCCGCCTGCGCCGGCAGGTTCGCGGCGATCGCCGGGGCGTTCTGCGCGACCTGCCGGCGCTGCTCGGCGGCTTGTCTGACGGCGGCGAGGGCGACCGCGCCGGCGCCGTTGATCGCGTTCACGGCGCCGGCGCCTTGGTCTTGGCGCGCGCCGGCTTCTCGGGCTCGTCCTGCGCCTCGGCGAACGGGTTCGAGCCCTCGTGCCACCCCGGCCTGCCGAGGAAGTGCGCGGCGACATGCGCAGGAACGTCGAACGTCCCGTCGGCCTGCACCTCGAACTGATCGTCGCCGTGCTTGATCGCGCCCGTCGTCGCCGCTTGCATGACGAGCTCGCGGCGCTGCACCATCCCGCGCTCGGGGTCGAGCACGTAGCGGTCGCTGGTGGTTTGGATGACGTGGTAGATCTGCGTCATGGGTTGACCTCCTTCGGTGTTGTCGCCGCCACGCCGCCCGGCAGGAGGTCAGGGCTCACCGGGCAGCGGGCGACGGGGTTTCAGAGACTCTCGTGAACGTGGCGCCTTATCCAATATTCGATGCCACGCACTGACAACTGGGGGCTGTGTTGACTAAAGTTTCTAGACTTCTTATTTCGAAGTCCCTGCGAGGACCCCCGCCCAGCACGCCCGGCACGAAGCTCGCGGCGTAATCAAAACGCCACGAATCAAAGAGCGTCCGGACCTCGTAGGCCGTCCCGATATTGCTGCCGGGGAACGGCACGCGGTCGGTGCGGGCGATGATCGTGCCCGGCGCGACGCGCGGGTGGATCTCGATGTTGACCGGCACGCCGCCCGCCGCCTTGTTGACGTACCGCCCGACGAACCCGCCGCCGGCGAGGTTCGTGCGGGCGTCGGTGTCGGTCGGGGGCAGGAACGTCGTCGCGGCCGCCGAGCCGAGCAGCAGCTTCGAGATCTCGTCGCCCTGCAGGCTGTTGACCATGTAGGCGGTCGGGGACAGCTGCACGCTGGTCCAGAGCGCGTCGTTGATCTGATCGAGCAGCGCGATGCTCGACCCCGAGCCGGAGATCGCGGCGCCGAGGTTGTCGATGAAGATCGCGCCGGTCGGCGTGCCGGTCCCGGGGGTCACGGGCCCCTGCGCGCCGTAGTCACCGAGGCTCGAGGCGATCACGCCGTTGTACCAGTTGACGTTCCAGCTCGTGTCGAGCGCCGGCGCCGTCGCGGGCGCGGCGACGCTCGAGAGCAGCGGCAGCGACGGCAGCGCCTGCGCGGCGAGCGGGACCGAGGTGATGCTGACGCTCGCGACGGTCGTGGTCGTGTAGTAGAACTCGGCGCCCGCCGCGGCGGTGGTGCCGACGTACCAGTCGTAGGCGACGGCGCCGCGAACCGCCGGGACCGATGCGCCGACGACGTTCGTGTTGGTGCCCGCCGGCACGACGATGTTCTGGCTCGCCGACGCGACCGAGTTGCCGCCGCCGATGAAGTAGTTCGCGCCCGAGCGTGCCGCGACGCGCACGTACACCGTCGAGGGGACGATCGCGCCGCCCGTGGTTGCCGTGGTGAGCACCGGCTGCGCGGGCGCGCCGAGCGCCCAGTTCTGGGAGTTGATGATGTGCGTGTCCTGGCTGATGAACAGCGCCATCAGCGTCTGCAGCTCGGCGACCGCGAGCACGTCGGCGAAGTTCTTCGACACTCCGACCGAGTCGAGCGTCACGCGCCCGGCCTTCGCCAGCGGCTTGTACGGGGCGTAGACGTCCTGCTCCTGGGTGTTCGTCAAGGTGCCGGCGTAGTCGAAGCCGATCGCCGCGTCGGACTGGCCGGCGTTGACGTTCAGGAGCGCGCGCCAGGTCGCGACCTGCGCGCCGTCCTTGCTGACGGTCCGCGGGAACGCGGAGGTGTTGTTGCGGGCGGGGACGTTGACCGGGACCAGCGACACCATGCCGCTGAGGTCGACGCCCTGAATGCCCGAGCCGGCATAGATCCCGGACGTCTGGGCGGCCTTGTTGACCTGCTCGATCGTCTCTTGGGTGAGCTCTGCGAGACCTTCCATGTGCGCCTCTCAACCTGCGTGAGGCGCGCGCCCTGACCGGCGCCGAGGGTGGGTGGGTGCAGGCGCCTAGACGCCCGCGGTGCGATGGAACTCGGCCAGCTTGCGCTGCGTCAGCGTCATCGACAGGTGCTGGCGCGCCATCGGATCGCGCGCCTCATCGAGCTGCTTCTCCAAGCGCTCGATCTCCTGCTGGCCCTCTGACTTGGTGAGCGCACCGTCCTGTCGGCCCTCGCCCGCTGCCTGTAGGCCCGCGGGGAGCTGCCCTGTGAGGATCGGCCCGCCGCCACGCGGCGCCTTGGCCATCTTCGCGACCAACCCACCGACCTTGCCGACGTACTCGGTCAGGTCCTTGAGCTGCTTCGTCACGTCCTGCATGGTCTGCGTGTCCGTCTGTGCTGCTTCCTGCGTGCCCTGCTCCGCCGGGGCTGCCTGCTTGGTGACGCCGGGCCGTGTGGTCGAGGTGCCCGGCAGCGCCAGGTCATCGTTCACGGTGCCGTTGTCGTGCAGGTCGCCCTCTGAGATGTCGCCGCCGTTGTTGGCGTTCTTGGCGATCGCTTCGGTAAGGGGCTTGAGGGCTGACGCGAAAACCTCGGCCAGCTCCTCCTTGGTCACTGATGACATGATGTCGTCCTCCTCCTTGGAGTCCTGGCCTTTGTCGGCCTTGGTGTTTTTGTCACCGTCGCCGATGACGCTGGTGAGGTGGTCCCGGGCGGCGCGCAGCGTCGACTCGGTCTTGCCCGAGAGCCTGCGCCCGGCCTTCTCGGCGCCGGCGTGGTCCGCTTCGGCGGCCTCGGTGAAGCTGAGCCTGGCGACGATCCCCAGGGCGCAGTCCAGCGCGCTCTGTGCATCTCCGAGGTCCCAGGCGTTCTCGTAGTCGCCCGGGTCGACGTCGTTGGCTTCGGCGCGCTCGCGGGCGATGATCGCGCTGATCGCGCTGTCGCACGATGCGAGCGTGTGCGCGACCTGCGCCAAGGTGGCTGAGTCATAGGACTCCCACGGCATGTTCCCCGGCTGCGCTGACTCGTCCGGCGAGGGCGCCGTCAAGGTCATCCCGGCCTTGCTGGCGCGCTGCTCGAGCTCGCGGAGCTCGGCGAGCTTCTCGATCGCGCCCGCCAGGCTCGAGAACGCGAACGCGACCGCCGGGCCCGCGGTCTTCGTCAGGTCCTGCTTGTCCTCGGCGGGGATCGTGTAGGTCGACTTGCCGCCGCCGGCGGTGCGCGGCTCCGGGAGCTGACGGGCGCCCGTGGTGACCGGGCCCGCGACGCCGGACCGGCCGGTGCTCGGGTCATAGCCGGCGCGCTCCGGGGTCGCGGTCCCGCCGAGCGCGTCCTGCACGGCGCCCTTGCTGGCGGTCTGCGCCACGTCGGAGTCCTCGTCGACGTCGATTCCGTGCGTCTTCGCGGCCGCCTTGATCTTGCGCGCCGCCTTGGCCTTGGCGTCGGCCGCCGAGCCCTTGGCGCCCGAGAAATCCTGCTGGCCGAGGCGTCCCATCGCCGCCTGGACATGCCCCTTGTCGTGGACGGGCAGATGCTTGCCGCCGGCCGCGTCGACGTAGGCGAATGAGCTGGCCGGCATCTTGTCGCGGTCCGCGGCGCTCAGCGCCTTGGCGGCGTCGTCGGGCTCGGCCGTCTCGGCCTGCTTGGCGACCTTGCCATCGGTGCAGTCCGGGCACTTGCGGTTGCCCTGCAGGATCGTGCCCTTGCCCTTGCACGTCGGGCAGTCCTCGGTGTCCTGCTCGGCGGTTGCCTTGAGGATCAGGAACTCGGTCCCGCTCGCCGGTGACTCGACACCGGAGACCTTCTCGACGTCGAGCTCGGTGATCTCGGTCGGTTGCACTTGCGCCATCTGTTCAGCTCCTTAGTTCGGCGAGGCGTGCCGCGCTCGGCCGGGTTCGTTTCGCGCCGCCCTCGGGCGACCAGCCGTTGACCTTGCGCGCCTTGACCAGCGCCCAGCCGTACTCATCCCAGACGGTCCCCAGCAGCCAGTCCCCCGCCTTGATCACGGTGTCGGCGATCGCCCAGTCCGGGCCGCGGTAGATGTAGCTCTCCACGACCGTCGCGTGGCCGTCGGTGCTGGTGCCCGGCGTGTGAAACAGGCTGGTCGTCCGCGCCTTGGAGATCCACCGCCACGCCGTCTGCTCGAGCGCCTCGGGGCTGACGAAGTCGATGTGGCCGTCGGCCGCCACGCCCTTGTCCAGCCGCATCGCGGGATAGCCGAGCCCGAGCGAGTAGCGCTGCTCGGCGACGGTCTTCACCACACGACAGGCGGCGTACTCGGCGGCGACCGGCTGGGATGCGGCGCGCTTCTCGACGCTTGAGACGAGCGCCATCGTCTTTGCGATGTTGGCGACCACCGTGGCGATGTCGGTGCCGGCGAAGTCGGCGGCGTCCTGCAATACCGATGTGGTGATCGCGCGCTGGTCGTGGTGCATCTCCCACGGGTAGCCGCCGCATGTCCAGCACACTGAAATCACCACCCTGGTAGGGCTCTGGGTTAGGTCACGGCAGAATGAGGCTGTGGATGATCGGACTGCGACCGACCGGATGGTCTGGGGCCTCGTCGCGCACCTGGTGGCCGACTGGCCGCTTCAGAACGATTGGATGGCCCGCCACAAGGCTGACCTGCGCCACCCCGCCGGCTACGTTCACGCCGGGATCCACGGAGCGCTGCTCGCGCCCGTGTTCGGTCGGGTCGCCGCGCCGTTGGCGCTCGCGCACCTGATCATCGACACGCGCAAGCCGGTGCAGTGGTGGTCGCGGACGGTTCGCCAGACGCAGCCTGAGCCCTGGTTTGCATTCGCGTCACGGATGGACCGCGAGCCGGCCGAGGATGCCCCAGGGCACCACGAGCACCGCGAGCGCCCGCTGTACGACGTCGGCACCGAGGTTCGCTTCTGGACCGATCAGGTGTTCCACATCGCCTGCATCGCGGGCGCCGCCGTCATCCTCAGCCTGTAACTCGCAGTGACTCCTGCGGCGTAACCGCGACACCGCGTCACCCCCGCCACGGTCTAGCACGACACCCCCGGCCCCACACCTTCAAGGCCCGCCGTTGTTCGCACCCATGCGCCGTCCCGTCCCGCGATCCGGGACACAGCGGCGCTAGCCGCGCCTAACCCAAGCGGTGTCAAACGTGAGGTGCTACAGCACACCTATCCCCTGGGTGGCACGGGTACTCGCCACTCGGCCAGTCCTCGTCGATCCCCAGCGGTGACGCCGCGGCATTCGCCTGGCACAGATCGCAGGCGTCATCCTCGCAAAGCCAGTCCTTCTCCTGCACCCCGCTCTCGCGGTAGGTGTCCATGCTCGCCGCAGACATCGCGCGGCCGTACTCGGTGTTCGCGATCAACTGCGCGCGGGCCGGGCTGGAGACGACCTCTTGCACGGCCTTGGCGGTGGTCTCGAAGCTGTCCCCGGCCGCGAGCCCGTCGGCGAGCGCGTTGCCGATCCGGTCGATCGCGCTGTCGGTCAAGCCCTGAAGGGTGATGTCCGCCTGGTCGAGCAGCTCCTTGAGCCCGCCGGCGGCGTCCTTCGCAGCGGCGGCACCGAATCCCGGCTCCCACGTCGACCAATACGAGTCGGGGAGCTGCTCGGTCACGCCCTGCAGGCTCGCGGCGATCGTGGCGCCGGCGGCGTGTGCGGCCTCGTGCGCGCCCTGCAAGGCGGCGTCCCCCTGGAGCTCGGTGATGAGCGCCTTGAGCGCCTCGAGGTCTCCCCTGCCGCCCTGCAGCACCCTGAGCGCCGGCGCGCCCGGCGTCTCGGCGGGCGGCTCGGGCGGCGGCGGCTTCGGGACCGCTTCCTTGGTGGCGGCGCCGGCGGCGTCGAACGCCTGGCGGATCGTCGCGGCGCTCCACAGCTTCGCGAGCTCGTCAGCGATCAGCGGCGCGTAGTGCTCGACGATCTCATCCGCGTGCTTGTGGAAGCCGGCGAGGGTCGGCGCGCCCGCCTTGCGGGCCTCACCTTTTGGGGGCACCGCGAAGGCTGCGTCCACCTGCTCTCTGCTGGCGGCGTGCTCGAGCTTTGCCCACACCTGATCGTGGACGGCGGCGGGCAGGGAAGGGTCGACGAACCGCCGTGGCGCCTGGCCCTTGCGCAAGCGGTTGCGGGCGTTCGCTTTCCAGCGGCGCAGGCTGACGTCGATCAGCGCCTTGCGGACCTCGTCGAGCTCGTTCTCGTCGTCGTCCTCGTCCTCGTCCTCGTCGTCGCGGCCGATCAGGTCGGAGCCCTGGATGCCGCTCTGAGCGGTGATCCCCGCCGTCTCGGCCTTCGCGACGGGGGAAGTGTTCGTGTTGGCGGCGTCCTGCCCGCCCGGGATCGCGGGCTTCTCGCCGGCGGGCGTCGCGTCGGACGCGGCCGCCTGCTCGGTTGCTCCCGCTGCCGCCGGCTCGCCCGGCGCGGGCGGCTTGCCCGGCGGCGGCACCGGCGCGGGCGCGGGCTCGGCGTACTCGACCTTGCCGGACGGCGCGAACGTCTCCGGGTCGATCGGGTTCTTGGTCTGCCCGAGCAGCGTCTCGAGCATCGTGATCCCCTGCCGCGTCTGGATGAACCGGCTGACGGCCTGCGTCTTGTCGGTCGGCTTGCCGATCTCATCCCGCACCTCATCGGGGGACTCGACGCCGGCCTGGATGTAGATCGAGTGGGCCTGGGCGGTCGCGACGCGGTCCTCTGTCTCGCGGCCATCGTCGATCTGCAGCTTCACCCGCAGGCCGAGGTCGCGCTGCGCGAACAGGCTGAGGATGTCCTCGACGTGCCTGAGCGCCGGCCGGGTGCCGACGCGGAACTGCACGTCGATCTGCGTGTCGCCGGTGGCTTTGTTGACCTGGTCGGTGAAGCCGATGTCCGACGGTGTGACGCCGTAGGCGGCGCAGCAGCGGCGCATCAGGTACAGCGGGAACTTCTCGTCGAAGTCGCTGTTTTTGACGGCGTCGAACTTCGACCCTGACGGCACCCAGCGGATGCGGCGCAGCATCGCCTGGTCGCCGATCATCAGCGCGTCCCAGGTGTCCTGCCATTCGCGCAGCTGCGCCGGATCGGACATGTCGGGCGGCGCTTCCATCAGCCCCGCCGGCAGGCTGCCGTCGGTGAAGTACTCGAGGAAGTGCAGCTGGAAGCGGACGTCGGTGTTCCCGGTCAAAAGGATCTTCTCGAGCGGCGCGAGCCCGTACTGGCTCTCTGACTGCGGGTTCAGCGGCTGGTAGATCAGGTCCTCGGCCGTCAGCCACGTCCACGGCATCCCCATGATCGCCTGCACGTATGCCGGGACCAGCTCGCCGTCGAGCTCCTCGCCGGGGTCGGCGTCGGGGTCGGTCTCGTCCATCGGGATCCGGCCGAAGTAGTCGGCGAGCGGGATGATCGTGGTGCCGTCGGTGACCTCCACGGCGATCGGGTCCCCGCCGTTGTTGCGCCGCACGTAGATCGTGCCGGCGTCCCAGCGAAACACGTCGTTGAGGTACATCCCGAGCCAGGCTTTGAACGGCCGGCGGCGGTCGGGCAACGCAAAGAACGCCTCCGCCGCGTCGATGTCGGCGCTGACGTCGGTCTTGACGCCCTTCGCCGGCAGCCAGCTGCTATCGAGGCTGCGGACGTCGTTGATCAGATGCTGCACACACAGCTGCGGGACGTCCCAGGCGGCGTACAGCGCTTTGAGCGTCGCGAAGCTGACGCGGCCCGCGCGCGGGGTGACCTGGACGTTCTCGCCGACCTGAAAGTCGCGGGTGCGGGCGGGCTCGCGGTAGCCCGCGAACGGGGTCAGCGGCCGGCCCGGCGCGAACGGAGCTGACCAGCTCAACCCCTGGTCGGCCAATGCCTGCTCGATCTCCGCCGCGGGCACGTTGTGCTGCTGGCTGTAGGTCTGGGTCGCGCGTTGCAGCAGCGCGGCGTTACCCAAGTTCGAGGTCCACGACGTCTTCATGGGCGAGCCCGGCGCCGCACCACCGACCGCGCCCGACATGCCGCCCATCTGCGCCGCGCCCGGGCCCATGAAGCTCTTCGCTACCGCCACGAAGTCGTCGATCCGCTGCTGCTTGGACACGCGCTCTGCGGCGTCTCGGTGGCGTTGCACGGAGGACGGAAGGATCAGGTTGGACAACGTGCCTTCTTTCCTGCCGGTAACGACTTGGTTTAGGCAACCGCAACAGCCAGGTGCGCAGCAACAGGCCACCAACGACACTGGCCAGCGTGACTGTGCAGTGTCAAGGGTCGGCGTCAGCCGGCCCCTAAACCAAAGCCTGTAGCTTCGGGTCGGCACCCCCGCAGTACACGCAAGTGCCGGTAAAGAAGCGGTGCTTGCAGTGAGGGCGCAGCGTGCTCTGCGGTGGCGTGTCAGCCCCGGCGCCCAAGCGTGGCAGTGCCGCCAGCCGCGGGTCGAGCGCCGGCTTGCGGTGCTCGATCTCGTCCTGGTAGGCGGCCATGAACGCCGCGCCCTGGTCACCCACCAAGCCCAGGTAGGTAAGCCCCCACACGAGCGCGTCGACGCGGTTGGGCGACCACTTGGAGTCTTGCGTCCAGGTCGACTGCTCGGCTTCCAGGTCGGGGAACGTCCCGAGGTGATGGATCCGCCCCTGCTCGTACAGCGCTGAGATCGGCTCGGCGCGCACCCGCTTGCCGCGTGTGGCGTACACGGTCGCATACGGGATCCCCGGCCGCACGGTCCTCACCGTCACCCCGACCATCTCGCCGCCGTTGTTGACCTCAGCCACGATGCGATCGGCCTGCCAGGTGTCGAACGCCTGCACGGCGACGGTCGCCCACCCGATCGGCCCGAGGTGGCAGGTGTCGTCCGCCAAGACGTACCCGTGGCCGGGGCAGCGGACGGACAGCTTGCACGTCTCGGGCTGGCAGGGGCCGCGCGCGACGGTCACGATCCCGGTGTCGTCCGCGTCCTCCGAGGAGGTTGCGGCCGGATCAATTGCTGTTACGACGCGCCGCAGGTCGCTGCGCCTGACGTTGACGCTCATTGATCCTCCAGCAGCAGCCCGCGGGTCGCCTCGATCACGCTAGGGGACCACAGCGCGCCGGGGACGTCCTGCAGCAGCTCGCCATAAAGCTCCTGGCGGGCGTGGCGAGTGCCCTCCCAGCGGACCTTCAACGCGGCGATCTTCGACGCCGCGAGGTTCTCGGCGTTGTCGAACGTCGAGCCGCGGACGATCACCACCGACCCGTCCTTGCGCTTGACGAACTCCAGCACCAACGGCACCGGCGCCGGCGTGGTCGTCGCGATCGTCTGCGCCAGCCCGCGGCGGATCGCCGGGAACAGGTTGTCCCACATCGTCCGGGACTTCCACTGCGCGATCTCCTCCAGCCACGCGCCGAACAGGTTCGGGCCGCGGGACTTGCGGGGCGTCTCGGCGCTGTAGGAGCGGATCACCGACCCGTTGTCCAGCCGCACCCGGAGCGCGGTCTTGTTGTAGCGGTCGTCCTCGCGGTCCCAGTCGAGCGCCGGCAGGATCCCCGACTCGCCCTCGAAGCACGTGTCGCGCACGTCGTCCAAGGTCGGCGCGATCACCGCCCAGTTCGACACCGGGACGCTGCGCGCCTGGCCGACGATCCACTCCGCCGCGACCCTGGTCTTCCCCCACCCGCGCCCCGCCATGATCAGCAGGTCCGACGCCTTGCCGCTGGCGAACTCGGGCGGGATCCGCTGGTCTGCGCGCTGGTGGCGGCACTCCCAGGTGTGCGCGCCCGAATCGAGCGGGTGCTCGCACCAGTGCATCCCCGCGTGCGGATGCCCGTCGCAGCCCTCCACGTCGCAGTACCAGCGCCCGGCGGCGGCGGCGGGCGGGTCGAACAGGTCGGCGGCGACCAGGAACGGGTCAAGCTGCGGACTGGCCGGCAACCAAGGTGAGCTCTCTGCGGACAATCGCGCCCACCTCCGGGCTATCCGCGACGCCCACCGCCCTCAGGACGGCGCTGACCGCCTGGTAGAGAAGCAGGCCCTGGTCGCGTGCGAGCTGGACGCGCTGCTCTGCGATCTTCGCGCGGATCGCCGCGAAGCTGAACGCGACGAGCCGGTCCATCGCCTGCTGGCGAACCTGGATCCACACGTGCAGCGCCGGCGGGTCCTGGCGGATCTCCGTGACCGTGGCGCCGTCGGTCTTGCGGACAAGCGTGTGGCGCGGCTCGCCGACGAACTCGGCTGCCTGCAAGAGTGCGATCTGCTCGGAGGCGTAAGCGACCTCCCCGGCGCTGATCTGAATGCACTGCAGGATCGCGTCTTGGGGCTCGATCGAGAGCGGGCCCATCAGCGCATCCCTGCGAGCCAGCTGGACCAGCCCGGCGCGGACCGCCTCAGGGGCGTTACCCGCGTGCTTACGGCACGTCCCGGCCCCGACGTGTGCGGTGCCCCAGCCTGCCGGGAGCGTGCACCTGCCTTTGCCGTTGTGCTTCTCGGCACCACACTTCTGGCCTGCTGAGCGGGTCTTGGACATGGAAGGGCTTACGACTTTGGTTTAGGAGCGCCTGACGGCGCTGTGACACTGCACCATCTCGTTTGCGTCAGCGGGAGGTTGCCGGGCGGACGTTGCCGCCCCGGAACGCTAGGCTTGGCCGGTGCCCGACTCGGTACGGCAAGCCCCATGAGCCTGTCGATCAACGGCGTACCGGCTGCCCGCTTCATCAAGCGCGCATACGATCTCGGCGACGACTTGAGCGGGCCGGGG